ACTCATGGTCGGTATTCAAATGGCGCAGAACTTTGGAATCGTTCCTTTTCTGCTGTGGGCGTTCGGAAACACAATGGCATGTATTGTGTTTGGAATATTCGCGCCAATAATACCAAAGGTACGGGAAGTTTTTAAAAGCAAACCAATGCAATATGTTGTCGGTCTTATGTGCGTGTTTCAAGTGTGGCTGAACATGAACGGCATACACAACATTTTCCGTGATACACCGCTTACAGGAACATTCGGGCTTGTACTCGCCTACTCTACGGCAGCATTCTTCATATTCCTGTTATTCAAAAACGGAATGATCCGCAGCGTACTTACGGATAACGCGAGCTGGGCAGCCGTATACGGCGTCGCTTTTCTGTTAACAATCGGAGCGATTATTTACTCCAGGGGAAATATGAACATACTCCCCATGGGGTTTGAGCCTGCAAGCCTAAGCCAGGGCGCCAGATTGTGTATCCTGCTTATACCGGGACCGTTTCTCTATCCGTATTTTTTCAAGATACTGGATTACAACGATGAAAACGATATCGGCGCAAGAAAAATAAATGTACGAAAAGCATTTATAATCGGCGGATTATTATTCGGCGCGTATCTCACCTTCACTTTCCTGCTTGCGTGGACACACTTTAACCCGGTACTTAACATAATCAAAGCCTTTCTCATTTTCATTATCGCGACATCGACCGTTTCCTCATTCCTCTACAGCATATACATCACGTTTGGCCGTAAACTCGGACTTGCAGTGAATATTACTCTGGTCGGGCTGTGGCAGCTATTAATCCCGATGGGCGTGCTGGGTGTTTGGACGCTTATGGCTTCAATCCGAATATACATAGTCGTCGGCGCCATACTTTTCGCAATCGCCTGGCATTTATGGGAGCGAAAGAAAAATGAAAAAAGAACGTAAAGAAGTACACTTAAGTGTATTAAAAACACCAGATAAAAATACGCGCATACATCCGGAAAAGCAGATAAAAGAAATCAGGCGCTCCCTGCAGAAATGGGGACAATATAAAAACATAATCATTGACGAAAACAATTTCATTCTTGCCGGCAACGGGCTTGTAGAAGCCATGCGCGCCGAAGGATTGAAAAAGGCATACGCTTACGTCTTTTACGATTTATCAGAAAACGACAAAAAGAAACTCATGATGGCCGACAACAAAACGGCAGGACTGGGAATCGACAATTTAAACAACATCGAGGCGATAATAAGCGAATTGAACGGGGACTTTGATATCCCGGGCTTTGATGACGATGTTCTCAATTCCATTAACGCCGCATCCGATCAGATATCCGCAGCACTTGATAATTACGGAATAGCGACAGAGAATAACCTTGCGGAAATAGACGCTCATGCCGGCGCCAATGAAGAAACGGAAGATGAAACGTACACAGAAACAGACAGCGAAACATTTTCGGGTAAGCTTCCGCATACCTGCCCGGAATGCGGGGCGCAAATATGGTTGTAAAGCGCGAAGGAACAAAAACAGTTCTTGAAGCCGCGCAAAAACGAATTACAAACGCTTTTTCAAACGGAAAGAAAGTTTATGTATCTTTTTCAGGGGGCAAAGATTCGCTTTGCCTTCTGGATATGGTACTGAAACTCGCAGCAGAAGGAAAAATAAACCCGGCACAAATGATTGTGGAGTTCATTGACGAGGAAGCGATATTCCAGTGTATTGAAAACTCGGTACTGACATGGCGTAAGAAAACGCTACTGGCAGGAGGACAATTTAACTGGTTTTGCCTCGAAGTAAAGCATTTCTCATGCTTTAACTATCTGGAAGAGGATGAAACATTCATCTGCTGGGATAGTACCAGAAAAGACGTATGGGTTCGTAAACCTCCGAAGTTCGCCATAATGCAACACCAGCTTATGAGAAATCGGACAAATACATATCAGGACTTTCTTATAAAGCACAATTCGGACGGTATCTGCATAACAGGCGTAAGAATGGCAGAATCATTACAACGCTCAAAGTACATGGTAAATTCCTTCACATCAAAAACAGGCCTCGCCCGTGGAAATATGGTATGGCCAATGTACGACTGGAAAGATTCAGACGTATGGCGCTATTTGTACGAACAAAACATAAATATTCCGGACATATACCTGTATTTGTACCAAACAGGCAGCAGATTAAACAGCTTGCGGGTTTCGCAATTCTTTAGTGTGGATACGGCCAAATCTCTTGTAAAGATGAACGAATACTACCCAGACTTAATGGACAGGATAATAAAAAGAGAACCGAACGCATATTTGGCCGCTTTATATTGGGATAGCGAAATGTTTCGGCATTCAAGTAATAATCGCAGAAAACTTGAAGATAATCGGGATTATAAAGCGGAATTGTACAAGCTGCTGAGTAATCCGCAAAAAAACTTCCCTACAAAGGGAAGTCTTGAAAACGCGCAAAGAATGATTCAAATTCTCGTAAAATATGGACCAATAATCGAAAAAAGAGTTTTTAAACTTATTTATGACTGCCTTGTAGGAGGAGATCCGAAACGGAGAACCATGAGAGCAATAATCACAACGATAAACATGAATTATTCTCATGCAAATGATGGGAGAAAAAATAAAAAATTATGATATACTTAAGGAACAGGAAAAAGATATGGGAAGAGAATTAATAGGGGAACGATTTGGCCGTCTTCTCGTGATTCAAAAAACTCAAGATAACGTAAACCGACCAGGTGAAAAGCGGATTGCTGAAAAATGGCTTTGCAGATGTGATTGTGGTACAGAAAGAGAAGTCTTTACAGTTGCTCTGCTTCGTAAAAAGGAGCCAACATTATCATGTGGTTGCTATACACGGGATAGAATTACCAAGCAAAATATTACGCATGGCGAAACATACACAAGACTTTTTAGAACATGGTCGGGGATGAAAACGCGATGTTATAATCCAATGAGTGATCACTGGTCAGATTATGGAGCGCGAGGAATTAAAATTTGTGATGAATGGTTAAATAATTTTATAGTATTTCGAGATTGGGCAATGAAAAATGGTTATAACGATAACCTGACTATTGACAGAAAAGATGTAGATGGCGATTACACCCCAGAAAACTGTCGTTTTGCTAATGCCAAAAGCCAAGCAAATAATCGTCGGAGCAATCAATTTCTCGATATTGATGGTGTAAAACTGACATATACTGAATGGGCACAGCGATTAGGTGCGAAGGATAGAGATATTATAAATCGCAGGCTTAAAAAGGGGTGGACAGAAAAAGAGGCAGTAACAATTCCTCTGGGAGGGAAAAGGGAGTAATATGGAAAGAGATCTTACAAAACCATTATCCACCTTACAATGGGTTGATCGTGAGAAAGTTCGTCCAAATTCTTATAATCCAAATAAAGTCAGCCGGGAAAATCTCGATCTTTTAGTACAATCTATACTAACAAATGGGTTTACGCTACCAATTGTATGCAGACCTGACTTTACAATAATCGATGGTTTTCATCGTTGGACAGTAGCTGGTGAAGAGCCATTGAAAACCAAACTGAAAAATAAAGTACCAATCGTTATAGTAAAACACACTGATGAGACAGGTGATATATACGGGACAGTAACTCATAACAGAGCAAGAGGTACACATCTTCTGGAGCCAATGAAGAATATTGTGAAGCGATTACTGGAACAGGGTAAGACCATGAAGGAGATAAGCAAGCAGCTCGGGATGAAGCCAGAGGAGGTGTTCAGGCTGTCCGACTTCTCAAAGGATCAGTTCCTGAAGCTCATGGCTTCCCGTGCTGGCGGTTATTCCAAGGAGCTTTACCTGCGGAAGGTTTGATTTGCTTGTATTTATGTCGTAGTGCTGTATACTTTCTAATAAATCTTTTATTTTCTTGTGGGAAAAAACGTGGGTCCTTCCAAACACTATGCACTGTGGGTGGCTTTCGACCCCGAAATTCTGTTAGCTACGAGAAAATTTTTATTGGATTTCCATTTCCATAAGGGAGATATGAAATGGCTACAAAAAAAACAGCAGTTGTGAAAAAAAATAATAAAACAAAAACAAAAGCACAACTACAAAAAACAAAAGTAATAAAAAAAACTCCAGAAAAAAAAGAAACTGTAAGTGTTACAAAAAATAATACCCAACAAAAAGATGTACTGGTCGGCATTGATAAGTTTGCAGAGATATGCGGAGTTTCTGAAAAAAGAGTTAAACAGTGGGAAGAAGAAGGCGCAATAAAGTCTGAGCCGAAATTAAAATATAGAGACAAGAGATCGTATTATCTTTTAAAAAACTTAATAACGCTTGTAAGGTTTCTTAGAGAAAAGAATGATACAAGGTTTAAAGGCGATGGCGAAGAAGCAACGAATGTAAAATTAAAACGGTTAGAATTAAAATTAAAAAAAGAAGAATTAGAACTTGCTGAAATAGAGAATAACCTGCACCAAAGCGCAGATATTGAACGAGTAATGGGTGCCGCGCTGACGAGGTTAAGAATAAATCTGCTTGCTATACCGTTGGGCGTTGCACCATTGATACGGGAAAAAAAGAATGTCAATGAAATTGCGGAAATAATTAACGAGCGAATATGCCGAGCGTTGAATGAACTGGTAAAAGTAGATATAGAAAAATTACTGGCAGATGAAGAAGGCGCATATTCGGAATAACGTAATGCTTCCAAAAACAAAAACTCTTTGCACTCGGTTAATTAATGTTCTTCGACCTCCGCCAAAACTGACAATAGCAGAATGGGCAGAAAAAGAACGTGTTGTATCGAGTGAGGAAGCTTCTGCGCCGGGACCGTGGTTCTCTGACAGAGTTCCCTTCACAGTAGAGATAATGGATGCGATAAGCGATTTAAAAGTTGAAAAAGTTGTAATCGTTACCGGCGCACAGATGGCAAAAACAAATTGCGGCATATTAAATCCTATTGGTTATTACATAACGCATGATCCATGCCCGATTATGGTTGTGCAGCCTACAATAAAATTGGGAGAAACATTTTCTGGAAAAAGATTAACCCCTATGTTAAGAGATACGCCATGCCTGCGTAATAAAATTGCAACAGAAAAATCAAGAAGTTCAGAAAATAAAGTATTAGAAAAATCATTCCCGGGCGGTTATATAGTTATTGCCGGCGCCAACAGCGCACCGTCATTAAAATCTCGACCAATAAGAATATTATTATTTGATGAAGTAGATGAAGCACCGCGTAATCTTGCAGGGCAAGGCGATCCTGTTGAACTTGCAGTAGCAAGAACAAACGCATTTCCAAACAGGAAAGTAGTATTGGCATCTACTCCAACAGTTGAAGGCAAGAGCAGAATTATATCAGAGTATAATGAATCTACACGAGAGCGCTGGTGTCATAAATGTCCGCATTGCGGAGAATGGTCACAATTCTCTTGGCGCAGATTAAATTTTGAAACAATAAAAATGTCTTGCCCCCATTGTGAAGAGCTATATACTAAAGGGGAATGGTTAAAAGGCGGAGGGAAATGGATAGCGGAAAATCCGGAACACGAAGTGAGAGGTTTTCATGTGAACGCACTTGATTCTCAAATTCCCTGGGAGGAATTAATTACAAGATGGGCTGAAGCTCAAAGGCTGTCAAAAGCGGGTGATCATTCAAAGCTTATAACATTTATAAATACGATATTGGCAGAAACATGGGAAGAACGCGGAGAGGTTTTGGAATCTCATGTATTGGAAACAAGACGAGAAGTTTATAATTCGTCATTACCTGACGGCGTTTGTATTTTAACAATGGGTTTAGACGTGCAAGATAACAGATTTGCTTATGAAGTTGTCGGTTGGGGTATGGGTTATGAATCATGGGGAATTGAATACGGAGAAATATTCGGAGATCCTCGGCAAAATGAAATCTGGAATCGAATTGATGATTTATTATCTCGTGTTTGGTCGTATGGAAATGGAAAACGTATAAGAATAAGCCGTGTGGCAGTTGATACAGGCGGCCATGCGACTACGCAGACATATAATTATTGCAGAGCAAGAAAAACACGCGGAGTTTATCCGATTAAAGGTCAGGGTGGTGATAAAATTCCTTTGACAAGACCTTCTAAACATGCAAAAGAAAAGGGTTTATTTATTTTAGGCGTCGATAGTATAAAATCTGAAATAGTATCATGGTTAAAAGTTGGAAAGGAAGGCGCCGGATACTGCCACTTCCCGAAAGATAATGACGGAATCCCAATTAATGGTTATGATACAAGTTACTTTGAAATGCTGACAGCAGAAAAAAAGATCATAAAGAAAGATAAAAAAGGATTTATACAGTACGAATGGGTTTTACCTGCAGGGAAACGTAATGAAAGTTTTGACTGTAGAGTTTATGCAAGAGCGGCCTTAAGAATTATGTCATCTAAGGACGATATAATGTTAAAGCGTATTTATTTGACGGCGCCCTGGCTTGCTCCAGTCCAGCAAGGTAAAAACGGAAGCGTTGAAAATATTATTGTTACGCCTGTGAAGAAAAAAACGCAGGTTAGTAAAAATAAACGTGCTAGAGAACAGGGAATTAATTTATAAGCATTTGGGAGAATGTATGGAATTAACAGACAGGCATTTAGAAAAAATCAGGGAAGTTGCAAGAGGCGTTGGCTATGGCAGCGTTACAATTAATATTTCTGCAAACTCAAATAAACTTGATTTAAGTGTTAATAACCGTATTTGGGAAGAAGAAGAGAAAAAACCGCAAACTGCTAAAGTTATAAGAACAAAAATAAAGACTTGACATTTCTAAGCCTTATAACCATATAATCAAGATAATAATATATTTAGGCTAACCGAAAACGCGGAAGCCCGTAGAGACTGGAAGAGGTGTATCCTCTTTCAGTCCCTGCGGGCTTTTTTTATTGCCTGAGGGGATCAAATTGAAAAGAATTCGGAACGCAGAGAAATTGGCAAAAGCAAAAGCCGAACTTGCGCAGATTGATACAGCAATAACCACGATATTAAGCGGCGCGCAATCATACCGAATCGGTACACGCAGTTTAACAAGAGCTGATTTAGCAGCGTTGTATAAACGAAAAGATATGTTAGAGGATCTGATCGCAGCATTATCCGGAGGCAGTGGCAGATTCAAACGTGTAATTCCAATGGGATGAGGAACGAGTGAAAAAAACTGTTTTAGTTGACCAGTACGGTAAACCATACCCGAAAACAACCAATAGAATTCTTGCGTCTGGATATTCGCACGCAGCGGCATCAATAACTAAACCTGTTTTTAAAGGTTGGAATTGGTCAGGCGGATCGCCTGATGACGATATTGTTGCCAATCTTCCAATCATTCGTCAGCGAAGCAGACAGCTCTCAATGGAAGCGCCGATTATTGCGGGACTATATAAAACATTAACTACTAATGTTATTGGTGACGGATTACGGCCAGAACCAACTCCTGATACTGATTATTTGGGTATGTCTCCGGAAGATGTGAAAAAATGGAAAGCTGACGTTTTAAGAGTATGGGAAACATTTGCAGAATCAACATCGTGTGACGTATATCACCGTGATAATTTTTATGAACTAACAAGACTTGCATATCGTGCGCAGCTTGAATCGGGCGATGTATTTGTAACAATGCCGCGCTTTCAACGCCGTAACGCATTGTTTGATTTAAAGATACAAGTCATAGAAGCAGATTGTTGCGCTGATCCTGATGCGATGGAAAGATTAGAGCATGAAAGTTTAGGTAACGATATATATGGCGGAGTAGAACTTTCACAATGGGGAAACGTAGTCGGCTACTGGTTTTATACAGGGCATCCTTTGGCAAAGCGCCGACCGAATACATATAGATACCATGACATTAATTATCCGCGATGGATATTTATTCCTGCATACGGTGCTGAAACAGGATTACCCAATGTTTTACATCTAATGAAATCAGAACGTCCGGGACAACGCCGTGGTATTCCTTTAATAGCTCCAGTAATTGAATTGGCATTAACGCTTGATCGTTATATTAAAGCCGAAGCAATAGCAGCACAGATTCAAGCGTTATTCACATTAGTAATAACTTCTGAAAATCCAGATGCCTCTGCTGGCGAAATGGATGAATTAGGCGGAGAAGAAGGACAGCAATTAACTGGTGATGATGATAACCTGATAGCTCTTGGAAATGGAATAGTCCAATACGCCAGACCTGGTGAAGGTATAGAAACAGTAAACCCGAGCCGTCCGACATCATCCTTTGATCCTTTTGTAAAAACAATTCAGCAAATGATTGGACCGTCAGTCGGAGTTCCTTATGAATTGTTAGTGCAATTATATCAGGCGTCTTTTAGCGCAAGCCAGGCAGCAAATAATAACGCAAAAAGTAATTTTAAAGTAGAACGCTCTGGTGTTGTACGTGATTTTTGTCAGCCTGTTTATGAAACGTTATTTGATGAAGCGGTACTGAAAGGTTGGATACATGCGCCGGGATATTTTGACAATCCATTAATTAGACGTGCTTATACAAGAGCAAAATGGAATGGTCCTGGAATGCCTCATATTGATTTGGGTAGAAGTGCTGCAAATTATGAAAAGATGCAGGCTTTAGCATATGTAACAGCAAGCGAAGCGACAAGCGAACTTACTGGCGGTAACTATTACGAAAACATACAAGAACGTGGGCGTGAAATTGCTGCGGCAAAAGAAGCTGGTTTAAATGTGGCGGCAGCAGAGGCAATGACAAACACAGCAAAAGCAATTGATAACGCAGGAGGAAAATAGAATGGGTAAATTTTACACGATTAAAAAAATACGTACTGAAAACGGTAAGTCTGCCGGAAGAATTGATATTTATGGCGAAATAAGCTCTTTAGAATTTTGGGGAGATGAAGTAACACCGTTAGGTCTTGTAAATGATTTAAAAGCTCTTGGCGCAATCAGTGAAATTGAATGTCATATTTTTTCAAGCGGCGGAGATATGTTTGCTGGTTTGGCAATATACAACATATTACATAGCCGCCCGGAACAGGTAACAGTGTACATTGAAGGTATTGCTGCATCTGCTGCGACAGTTATTGCATGTGCTGGTGACAGAGTTTATATGTCGAAATCAGACATGATGTTTTATCACAACATGATGACAGGTGCATGGGGAAACGAACACGATGTCCGCGAAGCATTAGATGAAATGGTTAAGCTCAAAGAGGCATATATCGTTCCGTTTATGAACAAAAGTGGCAAAACACGAGAAGAAATTATTGCTCTTCTTGATGGCGAAAATAAAAATGGCACATGGCTTACAGCAGATGAAGCAATCGCTTTTGGGCTTGCAGACGGTTATACACCTATAAACAAAATGCCATTAGAAGTTGCAGCTTGCATTAGTCCGGGAGTTTTTAATTATCGCGGACATAGAATAGATTTTTCAGCGTATGACATGGCAGCCGAGAAAACTGCCGGAATAATAAATTCAAGGAGTGGAGGTAATGTTATGGCTTTTAAGTTTTTCAGTAAGGGAAAAAAGAAAAACAAGCCGGCTGCCAAAGTAAAACCAAAAGCGGAAATTGTTTTTGTCGAAATGGTATGCCCGAGCTGTAGTGGCGCTGTAAATATGAATCCTGATACGGGAGAAATATTTGCAGGCGGCGCACAGCAGGTAGAATCACAAACAGAATCGCAAAAAGACAAAGAGGCAAACAATGACAAAAAACCAACAGCAATGTTGGCAAGACTAATGCCTGGCAATGTTCAAACAGCAATTTATACCATTAACTGTCCGCATTGTGGAAATGATTTTGTCTGGGATACTGATGTAAATTCAGACGGCGGAGACGGTCAGGTAGCTAATCCGTCAGTACCGCTTGGTGGTACACAAGAACCGACAAAGTCTGGAACTGATGATAAGCCTACCGCAGAAGCTGCTCAAGCAGCTTGCCCAAATTGCGGAGAACAGGTTGATTACGACACTGAAACCGCAGAAACAGCAACAGATGAAGAAACAGGCACAGAAGGTTACGCGCTAACCTGTTCCATTTGTAACACGCAATTTATAGAACCCTTTGCCGCGGCTGCTCCTGAAGCTGTTCCTGTTGGCGCATCAGCAGAAATTAAAGCTGCTTATCGCGCAGGCATTCAAGCGGAACGTAATCGTCAAGCTGCTTTAGACGAAATGGCTGCTGCTGCTCCTGCGTTGACAGAAATGATTTTAGCAGCAAAGAAGTCTGGCACATCAGTGGAAACAATAAGCCGTAATGTTTTCAAAGCAATGGCTCAAGGCAAAGGTGGAAGTGCTGGCGCTGCCGCATTTAGCGCAGCATTACAAAAGGACTTAAAGGCAAGTAATGTAACCGCCGTACGCGGCGCAAAACATGCTGATTCGCCTAAGAGCATATTCCAATCGGCATACGATAAATATGCCGCAGAATACAACAAACAGAGGGGAGGAAAAGAAGATGGCAAAGCGTAATTTATTTCATCCGGAAATATCGCAATCAGAAACCGATGACTTGTACAACGGTACATTAATACCACGCCCTACAAGGCCGGTAAAATTAACTGCGGCAGACGTTGAAAACGATGGCGTAGTAAAACGTGGTACTCCGCTTACCAGTACGGACGGAGTTAATTTTAAAGTATCCGCGACAAACATCAGAGCAATTTTGTTGCATGACATTGATGTCAATGAAACAACAGAAGCTGCAAATGCCGTTGTTGGAATCGGCGGAGAATTTAACCAAAACAAACTTAATGAAGCCTTACAGGATGCGTTAGACGATGATACCGCATCATTATCCCCTCTTGCCGTTATGGACGCTTGGGGAAGGCAGATCCACATCGAGGCGAGCAAGAAATATCCGCCTGTAGAAACATATCCATTGGGATAAGGAGGAATAAATGGGTACTCAAGGAATCAATACAACTACCAGCAATGGGGCACAGAGGACACAAATTGCTCCCATTGAAACAATCCTGCCTAAATCGCAGTTTTTCAGTAAATATTTTATGGGAAGTATCCCTGAATTTTTACCAACTGCAGAAGTCGAGTGGGATTATCTGACAAAAGGCGCGCCATTAGCACACTTTGTCGGTGACGGTTTAACCGTTCCTGCCACAGAACGCGGAAAATATAAAACGGCGAAAATTGAAACTCCCCGTTATCAGCACAGAAAAGTTCTTGGTCTTGAAGATATGAAGAGCCGCCAGCCCGGAGAACCTTATGGTTCAATGCCGGTCAGCATGTTCAAAACCTTGCAGGAAAGAGCTGCAAGACTCAGGTTTGAAGATGATGTCGAGTGTGTCGAAGCCGTTTCTGATTTACGTGAAATCCTTACAGCGAAATTCATCATGGAAGGTGTAATTGATGTTATCGGTTATGGTGTTGATCGTGAAATCGATTACAACTTGCCAAACAGAATCATTCTTCTGGGTAGTGACATCGCAAATTTTAAGGATAATCCACAGGGATTTTTAAAACGCTGGATCAGTAATCTTAAACGTCTCGGCTTTAGACCGACCGAAGTTATTATGTCGCCTGAGGTTTGGAGTTTGTTTGAAGAAAATGAAAAGTGGATCAAGCAGCTTGACAACCGACGGATTGAAAAAGGCGAAATCGCTCCAGTAGAAGAAATCGAATACGGCGCTCCTGCTTACATGGGTAAAGCTCGTGATCCGTTCATAGATTTCTATACACAAGAAAGCGAATATTACGATGATATCTCAGGCACGATGAAAAGACATCTGCCTGCAGGTTCTCTGATACTTGTTACTCCGCAAGCGAAACGCAACCGCTATGCTTACGGCGCGATTGACTACATGGAAAATGGACAGTTTAAATCCGTTTCCGGTGAGTTTATCAGGGAAGAATGGCATGACGACAGAGCGGCAACCAGTGAAATTTTAGTAACTTCAAGAGCTGTTCCTGTTCCATCAAATATCAATTCGTGGCTTTCTGCCACTGTAATGTAAGGAGCAACTCATGGGAAGAGTATATATTGCACGCTGTATTGTCAGAAAAAACGGACAGCAGTATGAAAAAGGCGATATCATTGAAGGATTGACAGAAACTGAAATACGGCGAGGGCTTGCCCAGCATTGGCTTACTGTTGTTGGCAATGAAAAACCTACAGAAAAACCTAAAGGTAAAAAGCCAAAAAAGGAAAAGGAAACTAATCCTGATCATATTCTTGATTCTGATAATGAAAAGGACAAGTTAATCGCACAAGCGCAAGAACTCGGTCTTGAAGTAACTGATGCAATGACTGATGGTGAAATTCAGGCATTGATTGATAAGGCGCAAGACTAATGGATTTTAAGGATGCGGTTGCCGCTGATATAGATAATGTTTTTTTCGAGACTAAAGAATTCGCAGAAAACGTAATCATAAACGGTAACAGTATTCCAATAATTCTTGATAATGATGCGCTTCAAGGAATGTCAGAGCTTTACGCGCAAGGTTTGGCAGAGGGTGAGCAATTTATTTTCGTAAAAGAAAAAGATTTG